TTTTAATATTATTTAGTAAAGATCGAATTAAACCTAAACCTTTCTTTTTGTAGGAATTGTTTACATGTTCAAGTTCATCATTGACATCTAAAATTTTTTTTAGTTTTAAAAAGGTTGGTTGTCTACCCAAACAGTCGTCGGTAAATTTTTTGGGTTGAATTTCAATATCAAGGTCGTTGTGGTACCTTTGAATGATAAAAGTTATAAATTTGTATGGAATTAGATTAGATACACCTTTTTGCAGAGACTTGATGTGATTGTTGGTTAATAGGTCCACGGATAAGTTTGTTTCCGACTTGAAAAATAATAAAAGGTCTGTGATACCTTTAAATATAGACAAGTTCTTATTTTGGACCACGTCCACACAAAACAGGAGGAAAACATAAATATCGTAACCGGGCGATAGATAGTTAAAAATACCTTTTGTTTCAAGGCTTTTTTGACCTAAAGTTTGCCCTTTTGTACAAACAGATGAAAGGCCAAAATCGATCATAACCGGCTTATATGGACTATTAATGGTGTATTGATAACCATACAATGAAATTTTTATTGGGTTATCCTTGGTATGAACCAAAATAACATTGTCCGTGTGAAGATCATAATGTGAAAAATTTAACTTGTTTTGGGCTACTTCTAACCCTAATAAAATCTGAAAGAAAATGTTTAAAAAGTCCTTAAAAGTACTCTTTTTGTCTATTAGAAAATTTTTAAGGTTAATACCATCTATAAATTCGGTAGCTATATGAAACTGGTTTTTATACTGAAAACAACCTAAAGTTCTAACAAAAAATGGCGATTCGTTTATAATCTTATTAAGGTTAATTCCAACACAAAAATCTCTTAAAGTAATCTCGTCAAATCTAGATGTTTTCGCCCTTTTAATTACAACATAAAATTTGTCAAAAAGTAAGCTTTTACTAACCACTCCTTGTTTACTTTTACTTCCGAATGGTTCCAAGTCAGTTAACCATTGATGCTTTTTTAGAGAGTGGTTAACATTGTCCTTGCAACAAAAATTAAAAGGAATACTCATGTCTATGGTGGAAATTGTCGCTAGAAAAAATAATTTTTCTAAAACCTCAGAGTCAACCATTTCCTTTGTTAGTTTTAATGGTACATTTTCGTCAAAATATTCTAAAAAAGGTCGAACCTCTTTTAAAGTGTAATTAAAGTAAGAGTGGCTTAAAGTAGCTATTATTTCTTCCTCTTTCATTTATTCTTTTCAATTTTATACTTGTTTCTTTAATCCTTTCTAGGTCTAGACCTAGAAAAGGGTTAAGATTGGGTGTTAACTTTGGTCCGACCGAATTGAAAGGGCTAGGTCAGTCGAGACCTCAAGTGAAAAAGTTAAAAACAGTTGTATATCTGTTGCGGTAAGACCAACGCTACAGAATTTATTTTAAATAGTTTGGTAGGTACAGGCTTCATAAGTAACCTAATTTTATATATAATTTCGTTTGCGCTAATAGGTTGTGTCCGACCTTCTCTAAAAAAGTCTAAGACAAGCTTTTGAATGTGGATAATTTCGTCCATAAACATGAACCACAATTCGTAATAGAGGGTATCGACCAAACCCTTAAGATTTTTATAATTGACTTGATAGACTTGGTTACGTGCGACCTCTAATTTTTTCAAATTTTTTTCAGCTCTAGTTATGGCTGAATTAAGTATAAGTAAAGATTCAAGCTTAATTGAAGCCTTGACATTTGTATTAATATTTTTAAAAGTTATGGTGACCTTTTGATCGGAATTCATAACTCTGGTTTAAATGGTTATTTTTTAACTATAAAAAATATAAACGTTTCTATGTGCAAAAATTTTTATCTGAAATATTGCTACTAATAAATTAAACATGTCTATGTCTTCATCGAATATAACCTCAGGGTTTATTGATATCGCCACTTTTGACGAGATCGAAAAGTATATGTATGGTGGTCCGACTGCCACGGCATACTTTGTAAGAGAAATCAGAAAGTCGACTTGGTTCACACAAGTACCCGTTCCACTTTCCAGAAATACAGGCAATGCTGCTTTCGGCCAAGAATGGTCTGTTTCTATCTCTCGTGCTGGAGACTACCTTCTACAAACATGGGTGAGAGCCAACATTCCTCAGGTTACTCTTAATGCTCAACTTGCTCCTACATTCGCTTTGAGATGGACCAAAAATTTAATGCATAATTTAATCCGTGAAGCAACCATTACTTTTAACGATTTGGTAGCTGCTCGTTTCGACAACTATCATCTCGATTTCTGGTCTGCTTTCACCGTACCGGCTAGCAAAAGAAATGGTTATGATAATATGATTGGAAACATCTCTACTTTAATCAATCCTGTTGCTCCTGGTGGAATTCTTGGAGGCCCTGGTGGAACCAACCTTAATCTCCCACTTCCTTTCTTCTTCTCCAGAGATACTGGTGTGGCCCTCCCTACAGCCGCTCTCCCCTACAATGAGATGCAAATCAACTTTAACTTTAGAGATTGGAATGAATTGTTAATTTTGACCAATAGTGCTTTGGTACCACCAGCGAGCCCATATGTTCCAATTGTGGTTGGAACCCATATTGCCGCGGCCCCTGTTCTAGGACCAGTCCAAGTATGGGCCAACTATGCCATTGTTTCCAATGAAGAGCGTAGAAGGATGGGTTGTGCCATTAGAGACATTCTTATTGAACAGGTCCAAACAGCACCACGACAAAACTATACCCCTATTACGAATGCCATGCCAACCTTTGATATTAGGTTCTCACACGCCATTAAAGCTTTATTCTTTGCTGTCAGAAATAGAACTGGTAGCGCTGAATGGTCAAATTATGCCACATCTTCACCGGTTGTTAACGTTCCAAACGTTAACTTTGCTCCTGCTGGTTCATTTGACCCTATCGCCAATACAACTCTTATCTACGAGAACACGAACAGGTTAGGTGCAATGGGATCAGATTACTTCTCTCTAGTCAATCCATTTTATCATGCTCCAACTATACCATCAGAGATTGGTTATCACTTGTATTCGTACTCTCTACACTTTTACGACCTCGATCCTATGGGTTCAACCAACTATGGTAAGTTGACCAATGTTTCTATTGTTCCGCAAGCTAGTCCAGCCGCTATTACCGCTGCTGGAGGTGCTGGAGGTCAACCAGGATCAGATTATGCACAGACATACGAATTTGTTATTGTTGCTGTCAACAACAACATTGTCAGAATGGTTTTGCCAAAACTAGTTCTGAACAGGCGGAAGTGGTCTCGTGAGGGACCGATGGTAATGGTTTGTTAAACCATTCCTTGAATCGTGAATTAACATGATACTTTGGTACCGTCTAGTCGGCTTATGGCCGGGCTAAATCAGATCCAAAGATTTGATTCAAGTGGCTATAAGTGGTACGTCGACGACAGTCGACACCTAGTGATTTAGGGTTATTCTAACCTTTAAATCGGAACAGGCAAGGTTGATGAAAACGGTCAAAATTCAGATAGTTTCAAGAGGACTATGTGGACAAGACCGTCGGTGTAGCTTAAGGGTAACCTTAAGTGAGATCGCTATCGACTGGGTCATCAACCGGTTGTCCTAGGGTCAAAAAAGACCGTTAGGATGGCTCAATGTACAGTCAGGCCATTGTAAGGATATTAAGGTCCGAGCAATGCTTATGTGATCAGGTGGATTGAAAATTGATACCTGGGAAGCATAAGGAGGATTATTAAATTTTAATGGTCCTTGGTAACCGTTCAGGAGGCGCTCTTGGTTTCCCTGTGTTATAAGAAAATTATGGTTATTTCAACCTTACAAAAATACAAAAAAATATTTACAAAAAATTTTTTATGCTTACAAAAAGCATAAAAAATTTACATGTTACTTTATCCTTACGTATGACCTTTAATTCTTATAGAACCAAAATTCAAAATTGTGACCGTTTTTAGCCACAAGTAGTATTCTTAGTTGTTTTAGAAATTTTCGTATACTTAAAGGTTGGAATAAGTTTAGTGTCGGTAATTATTTCCTCTTCTTTGTAATGGTTCAACAATTCTTTTAATGCGAGAGGTTCGTGACCAAGGACATTATCAACCAGTGTTTGTATTTGTATAACTTTAGACATATTTTTACTTTCAAAATTATTCAATTTTATAATTTTTTATGCTTACTGTAAGCATAAAAAATTTACAAGGTTATTATGGAGCACACATCAACTTGTAACATTGTTGGCCTGGAAGGCACCTTGAATGGCAATTTGGCTCGCTGGATCTACAGGGGCCTCCATCTCTACACGTCTTGCAACAATTATTATAATTAATGGTGATAGTAACCACAATTGTTATCAAAATTATAACAATAATATACCACCATGGCATTTAAAACTTTCGTCTGCATTTTATTTACTGACTAATTTAGGGTACAAGTCAACTTTCAGCGTAACCTTAACCAAAAAGCGTAATTGTGGTCGAAACTATCACAGATCTTCCTGTGAACAAAGAGAAATATCGGGAAGAGTTAGAACAAAAGTATAGTTGTATCCTCTTATTTACAAAGCTATTTGGTAGTGGTGAAGATGAATCAATATTAAGTAGTAAATAAATGGCTTATAGATGTAATCTGTGCAGACACACCTCTGCGCCTTTTCCAATTGCTAGATCTGTATGGGATATGCACCAAAACGCATACTTTTGTCCAGATTGTGTTGATGACTATACCTTATCTACAAACAAGTATCCAAACCCACCTCCTCCAAAAGGAAACTGTGGTTGTGGTTGCAAACCATGCTGTTGTAGATCATTGTGTGACTACAAGCCCCATAAACCGTTAATGGGAGTCGATCCTTGTTTTCCACCACATCCAGCGGTTTCTCCTCCTGCATGTTTAATTAGACCTCACCTTGTACCACCACATGTAGTACCACACCCGGTACCCCCTCCAAACCATCCAGTAGTACCACACCCGGTACCCCCTCCAAACCATCCAGTAGTACCACACCCGGTACCCCCTCCAAACCATCCAGTAGTACCACACCCAGTGGTACCGCATAAACCAGTTTCTCCTCCACATGTCACACCGGTACCAAAGGCCGATTCTTTAGCATCTTTTTTCTTCTTTGAATAACCTTTCAGGTATAAAATATTTTTTTTAATGCTTGCAATAAGCATTAAAAAAAATATAAAGCAATATACCAAAATATTACAAGTAATAAATGAATTCTAAATATGGTGAAAAGTACCATTTGCCCGCAAATACGAAAGAAATTCTAAGTTTAGCTTTGGGTACAGCATTAGTTTTTGCTTTACTCCCAACCGACCATCGTAAGGCTAAAATACATATGACATTTGTATGGTTGATTTATAGCATAGTTTATAACGATTTTGTGATAATGTCGATATGTTTACTTTTAATAACTTTGAATTTTGTCGAATAATTTTTGTTTTAATGGTTGTTGCATACTACGAAAATAACAGTGGTTCATTGACTAAGTTTATTGTTTAATCATGGTCTTAAAACAACCGTAGGAGAAACTATACAAATATGTGGTGGGGTTGTAGATACTTTTTATTAAAATTTTTAATGATACCAAGTATCATTAAAAATTGTTTATTTTTTGCATAAATTTTAAAGCTTCCGGGTGAGCTTTAATCACGTCAAATTTAAACTTTTTGAGGTACAAACCTTCAAGTGTTCTAACTCGTGACAGCGCGGTGTATGCCTGACCATACTCAAAAGTCTCGCTCAAATCTATACTCACGCAGTCCAATGTCGATCCTTGACACGAGTGAATTGTTAAAGCATATGCTATCTTCAATGGTATCTGAGTAGCATAACCAACCTGTTTAACTTTTCCATTTCTTAAGGTATGAAACAAGTTAAATTTTATAGGTTTAACTGTAGAGGCGGTTCCATTCACCCATTGTACAACTGGATAGTCTTCTGGTGTAAATCCAGTTATAATACCTCTACTACCGTTAACTAATGTAGGACCAATATTATAGGTCAACATAACCTGGGTATTCTCACAAACTTGTAAGGTAATAGGGGTCGTAGAATTTTTAATAAAATTTTTAACAATGTAATCAAAAGATATGGCGCATTCCTCCTCTTTGAACGTCATTTCGTATTCTCTAAATTCAAATCCTTGTTTGGCCAACTTGTTTAATGATTTTTCGTTCAAATCAGCTACGGATCTACGTGTGCAAAATAATTTGGTTGGTTTAACCTTTTCCGAAGGAAGTATCTTAAATCTAGACGACAAGATCTCTTTAACCTGATAATCAACAACACCAACTCTAATTTTATTTAAAACATTTTTAAAGATAGAATCAACCTGTCTAACTATATTTCTCAATTCTATGGTTTGATCTATGCACCGATTAAATTTTTTACTATGAATAATTAAGGTAGAATTTTGACTTACACATGGTAGTTGAAATAGGTCTCCGGTGACCACTAATTGAATTCCCCCAAATTTAAGCTTGTTTTCCCTCACCAATCGAGCTACTTTTTCAAGTTTATTAAAAAGGTCTGGATGAAGCATACTTATTTCGTCAATAATTAAAAGCTTTAATTTCAACCATAAATCTCTTTTATCATTATTTCTAATTATTTTATCGTATAAATCCTCCACATCGTCGTTTCCTAAACCGATACCCAAAAAAGAATGGAGCGTTGATCCACCAATATTAAGTGCGGATATTCCCGTGGTTGACGTTAACCCTATTAGTTGATTTTGTTTGTTGGTTTCGACATAATGCTTGATTAAGGCCGATTTACCCGTTCCAGCGGGAGCATTTATAAAAATATTTTTTCCAGACTCAATCAACCTCAAAACATACTCTTGTTCTGGATTAGGCACAAAGGTGTCTGTAACTGGCGTGGTGTTATACTTCCAATATTCGATCCAAAAGTCTGGATCGCTAACCCATCTAATATTATCATATGGTAATCTCTTTAGTATATTAATTTTAATTTTGTATGGTAAAGACGAAGCATATTTTTGCAATCCACCAGTCATATTTAATGTTTATTTATAATCATATTTTAAGGGAAAAAATTCAATTTTAGTTTACAGGCTTAACCCTTCACCGACGTGGTGTCTCATCTTTTGCCCTTTGGGCAAAAGAGTTCAAAGATGGTAACATTTTGGAATCAAAAGAGTTAAAAGGTCATACTTAACCATTCGGAGCCTTTTATCCAGTTTTTATAAATTTGATATAGTGCATGATCCGTATTCTCCTTAAATAAAATATTTAATAATTTTATGGCTGCAACATCCTTAAAAAGTATAGTAAAAATTTTATTTTTTATGGTGACCTGTTCAGGGTTACATTTAACCATTTCGATGATTTCTTTTGTAATTTTTTCGAAAAGGTTCTCTGACCCAAAACAAAAATATTTCAAGTTTAAGCTGCATTCCAACGTTGAAACCGAAGGATGAGATATATAAAAAAGTTGGTTTAACAACGCCTTTTTCAAATCTAAAGGTTCTTCTTGACTTTGCATTGTATATTTATTTTATAAATAAATAAAAGACATGACGGAACTGGTAACAATTTTTTATAGCAATTATTCAGGTAATTGTAAAGCTCTGTTTCAATATTTAAAAAATTCAAATTTAATGAATAGTTTATCCATAAAATTTATCAATATAGACAATTCAAGTATCAAAGAAGAGATATTGAAAAAAATTGACGTTGTTCCTGCTATAGTAGTTATTGATAACGACCAAGCATCACTATATAGCGGAGAGAACGTGTTTGAATGGTTTTACCAATTTCACAGTACACTTGTGGCGCAACAACCGACTGCGACGGTCGAATCAAAGAATAATTTACATTTACAGTCGGTTGAAGACCAAACTAACCATAAACCGACAGAGTCTCAAAGTAGTATGGTTCATTTTGAACCACAAAATACAAAGACCAAAACAATCATGGAGATTGCTGCAGAAATATCAAAAAACAGAAAGAAAATGGACGGTTAAATTAAGGTAATTTTCAGAAAATAAATGGCATCTGGAATAGATTTTAAAACAGTTGATCCCGTGGATCAATTAATTGCTAGTGGATCTGGATCTGGTGGGGGTG